CCGCGAGCTTTACGGAGGCTCGTGGCTTGAACGGACGCGGATCCACTTGCGGCACGAAAGGCTGCTGAATGGGTAAGCTCGTCGCCGTCCATCTGCACGGTCCGCTCGGCGAACGGTTCGGCGAGCTTCATCATTTCGCGGTCCAGTCGCCGAGCGAGGCGCTGCGCGCGCTCGATGCGAACTATCCGGGATTTCTCGCTGCCTTCGCCGCGCACGAGCGTTATGGCGTCATGGTCGACGACGACTGGCGCGAGGGCGATATGGCGGGACTCCTGCCCGCGTCCAAGAGTATCCATTTTGTTCCAGCGATAGAAGGCGAGGTGCCTTTCGTTGCAATCGGCCTGACGGCGGCATTCGGCCTGAGCGCGACGGCGGCGACTATCATCGGCAGCCTGCTCGTTACCGCGCTGATGATTGGCGTGTCGCTTCTGTTCCGGCCAAAGAAGCCGCCAGGCCCGGCGGAGCCGGAAGAAATAGACGAGAGCTTTATCTTTTCCGGACCGGAGAACGTCACCGGGCAGGGCGTCGCGGTTCCGCTGATTTATGGTCGCGTCTACGCAGGCACCGTCGTCGTTTCGGCGGGTCAAGATACGGTTGATGTGGCGATAACGACGAGCAAAAGCGGGTCGTCCAAGCCTTCATCCGGCAATAGTTCCAAGCCTGCCGGATACAACAAGCCTGAATATCGAGGCGGCCACGACGGACGGATGGCGGTCGCCAAGGCGATGGGCGCTCCGCTTGCGCCCGAGACTTTTACCGAGGACCCTTACGAGCCTTGGCCCGACTTGATTAACGACGGGGCCGGGACGGACCATCTGCGCGAGCCCCCGAACGACGACTGGCCTGCTATCGTCGCGGATCCGGTCTACGTGTTCCGTCCGGTCGGCTGGGTCCCCGTCAAGTCGATGTGGGTCAGCGAAGAGGATGACGTTAATCGGAAACAGGTTTACGTCTGGCAGCCTGACTACGAGACCAAAGACCAGGTGTACAATTGGAATATGGTACGTGGGTTTTATGTGACCGAGATTCCGGTCCTCAGCACGATTGATATCGACGGCGTACCGACGGAGGTCCCCGGCGTGATTGCTTACGTCGAGCCGGAAGAGGACGAGTGGATTGACGGGGCCGTGATGGAAGAGCCGATTACGGATCCGGCCCCCTAAAGGAGAATAAAAGCATGAAATACGCGCTTGCCGTTCTCGTCGTCTTGCTGGGGTCGATATCGGCTCTGGCACATCCAGGCCATGACTGTCCGCCGACGCAGGGGACGGAGAAGCAGAACTGCGGAAAGCATGGCGGCCATTAATGGGCGACGAAGTTAAGGACAATTTACGATCCAGGCAGTATGCCAGGATCGTCGACCTCCTGAGCGAGGGGCCGATCCGTGGCGTCGTCAACGGTATGCAAGGCGTTTATCTCGACGGTACGCAGTTGGAGTCGTCGAGTGGCGTCCTTGCGTTCAAGAACACCAGCGTTCAATTCGTGAACGGTTATCCGGCGCAGCCGATTATGTCGGGCTTCACTTCTCAGGAAGCCGAGACAACGGTTAACGCGCAGCTAAAGCAAGTGCTGCCGCTGCTCCGTTCAATCACCACGCTCGACGCGGATCGCTGCCGTGTCACCGTGTCCGTCCCGGCGCTATCGAATACCAATACCGGGAACGGCGATATCGACGGCAACCAGGTGCAATACCGTATCGAGGTCGCGCCCGTCAGCGGCGTGTTTCAGACGGTCGGCGACTTCACGATTTCCGGCAAAACAATGTCGCGCTATCAGCGCGCGCATACCTTTGGTCTCCCCGGCACCGGGCCGTGGCAAATCCGCGTTAGCCGCCTGACGACGGACGAGCACACGTCAGACCGGCAGGAGGATACCTATTGGGATTCGTTCTCGACCATCATCGATGACCGCGTGAATTATACGCGCCGCGCTTGCGTCGGTGTGACAATCGACGCCGAGCAGTTTTCGACAATCCCCAAGCGCACCTATTTGACCGATGGCCTGCTCGTCTTGATTCCGTCGAACTACAACCCTTACGAGGCGTCTTATTTCGGAACGTGGGACGGCACGTTCAAAACGGATTGGACCAACAACCCGGCGTGGGTCTTTTATGACCTCATCGTCAATAACCGCTACGGGCTCGGCTCGTTTATCTCGTCGTCGATGGTCGACAAGTGGGCGCTCTACAAGGTCGCCGCGTTCTGCGACCAGCGCGTGCCGAACGGGAAGGGAGGCTATGAGCGACGCTTTACCTGCAACGTCCAAATCACGTCGCAGAGCGAAGCATTCGACCTGCTTGGCGAGGTCGCCAGTATCTTCCGGGGGTTCGCTTTTTGGTCCGGTGGCCAGCTTGTCGCAATTTCCGACGACCCGTCGGATCCGGTCGCTCAATACACCAACGCCAACGTCGTAGACGGGGCTTTCACTTACGCCGGGGCAAACATCCGCGCGCGCCATACGCAGGCGTCTACGGCCTTCGCTGACCCGCTAGTGCTCGGCGAGCAACGCTTTGCCGTCGTTGAGAACCGGAACCAGATTTCGCGGTTCGGCATCCAGTCCGTAGATGACCCCGGATTTGGCTCGACGTCCGAAAGCCAATCAATCCGCGTGGGCAAGTGGGCGCTCTATACGGAGGAGTTCGAGAGCGAGGCCGTGACATTCAAGACCGGGCTCGAAACGGCGTGGGTTCGGCCCGGCGATATTATCCGCATCGCCGACGTTACCGTTGCGGGCGTCCGCATGGGCGGGCGCGTCGTCAGCCAGGATCCGGCGAGCCCGCTTGTCATCCTCGTCGACAAGCGCCCGCCGATGGAGGACGGCAAGCTCTATTACCTCTCTTGCATCATTCCATCCGGCTCGGCGACGGTCGTCGTAACGCGCAGCGCGTTCCTGTCAGCGACACCTGACGGCATCAATATCTCGTCGGCGTTCGCCGCGCCTCCGGTTCCCGATTCAGTGTTCGTTCTCAACGACCCCGTTGGACTACAGCCGACGTTATGGCGTGTCGTTTCCATCAGGCAGATTGAGCTAGACGCCTACGAGGTCGAGGCTATCCGCCACTTCCCGGAGAAGTGGGGCTATGTCGAGCACGGCATTGCGTTCTCGCTTCCGGACATTTCCAATATCGCGCGCAAGCCACCGGCCTGCACCGGCCTCGCGGCCAAGGAATATCTGGTGCAGACGTCGGCGATCTCGGTTGGCGTGCGCGCCGTTTTCTCGTGGCGCTCGTCGGCGACGTCCTTCGAGGTCGCGCATCGCAAGCCGCCTGGCAATTGGTCCGTTCAGCGGACGGATGCGCTGTCAATCGATCTTTCCGTAACTGAGGGCAAATGGGACTTTCGCGTCACCCCGATTTCGCGCATCGGCGTCAAGGGCGACGTCGCGACTATCAGCCTGGAGATCATCGGACGCTACGCCAATCCACCGGCACCGAAACAATTCAGGATCCACGTCATCGACGGCATCGCTATGTTCGATTGGCTGCCGATCACGGAACTGGACGTCATCATTGGCGGCTATTTCCAACTCAGGCATACGGCGTCGCTCAGCGGCGCATCGTGGACGTCGGCCCAGGTCGTCATTCCGCGCATACCCGGCACGGCGACAAGCTGCGAGGCGACTTATCAGCCGGGAACGTGGATGCTGCGCACTTACGATATCGTCAACCAGCCTTCCGCGACGTGGGCGCTTATCGTCGGCATCCAGGACGATACGCGCTACATCCAATGGACGCGCATCTGCGAGCAGACTGAATGGCTCGGCAATCACAATAACACCGCCATCCGGCAGCCGCAGGAGTGGCTGACAATCCGGACCGTAAATTCCGGCTACGTCGACGACCAGACGGCGCTAATCGACACCTGGGACGACATCGACACGATGCCTATCCCGGAGGGCCAGGAGCCCGGCCCCAATACGGGGGTCTACGGGTTCTCGCAGCCGCTCGACGCGGGCGCGTCGTTCTCGGTCCGCCTGAGCGCGGATATGCTGGCGTTTCCTTTCGCGGATCCGGGCGACTGGTTTGACGACCGCGCCACTT